GACATCACGGTGATCGACCCCGAGGCATGGCGGCTGGTGCCGGACTTTCAGGCCCCGAGGGTGATGATGCTGGGCGGGGCGTTGCCGACGCTTCCTACAGGGGGATACGGGCGGGTGCTGTTCTCGGCCGGTCACGGGCCGGCCTGGACCGATCTGCCGGCCGATCTGAGGCAGGCGGTGATGCTGCTGGCGGCGCATTACTACGAATACCGCAATGATACCGGGCTGGATGCGGGCTGCATGCCCTTTGGCGTGAGCACGCTGATCGAGCGGTATCGCAAGCTTCGCCTGTCGGCGGGGGGGGAGCGATGAGCGGCGATCTGCCCCGGCTGGACCGGGCCCTGACGCTGGAGACGCCGGTGCGCAGCCCCGACGGGGCAGGCGGGTTCACCGTGACCTGGACGGCGCTGGGCACGCATTGGGCCGAGTTGCGCCCGGGCACCGGGCGGGAACGGTCCGCTCGGGCCGCGACGGTCAGCCGGTCGCCCTACCGGATCATCGTGCGCGGGGCGCCGGTGGGATCGGCCGCGCGGCCGCAGCCCGACCAGCGCTTCCGCGAAGGCCCGCGCATCTTTGCCATTCTTGCGGTCACCGAGGCCGATCCTGCGGGGCGTTACCTCATGTGCCACGCGCAAGAGGAGACGGTTGCATGAGCTATGGAGTTGCCGTGGCCCTTCAGGAGGCGGTCTATCAGCGCCTGAGCGCGGATGCCGCCTTGGGTGCCATCTTGGGGGATGCGATCTATGACGCATTGCCGCAAGGCACCTTGCCGCCGATCTACGTTGTGCTGGGGGCCGAACAGGTCACGGACAGGTCGGACCAGACGGGCCGGGGCGCACGTCACGAGATGACGGTGACCGTGATCACCGATCTGGCCAGTTTCGCCACGGCCAAGGCGGCCGCGGCCGCGGTGTCGGACGCGCTGAGCGATGCGGAGCTGAACCTGAGCCGGGGCCAGCTTGTCGCGATGAATTTCCACAAGGCACGCGCGGCCCGGTTGAGCGGCAGCGAACAGCGTCAGATCGACGTCATCTTCCGGGCGCTGGTCGAGGACGACCCGGCCGGGACCTGAACGGCGTCTCCGGCGGTGCCGGGGACGAAACAGACAACCTCAAGAGCGGAGTGATGGATATGGTGGCCCAGAACGGTAAGGACCTGCTGATCAAGATCGACATGACGGGTGACGGCCTTTTCGAGACGGTGGCGGGCCTGCGTGCGACGCGGATCAGTTTCAATGCCGAAACGGTCGATGTGACCAGCCTCGAGAGCGAGGGCGGATGGCGCGAGCTTCTGTCTGGGGCGGGGGTGAAGTCAGCCTCGATCTCGGGATCGGGCGTGTTCAAGGACGCGACGACGGATGAGCGCGCGCGGCAGATCTTCTTCGACGGAGAGACGCCGGATTTCCAGGTGATCATCCCGGCCTTCGGCACGGTCGAGGGGCCGTTCCAGATCGCGTCGGTGGAATATTCGGGCTCGCATAACGGCGAGGCGACCTATGAGCTGTCGCTGGCCTCGGCCGGGGCGCTGAGCTTTGTGGCGGCTGCCTGATGGCCAATCCACATGCCGGAGAGGTCGCGGTGGTGATCGACGGCGAAAGGCATGTCTGCAAGCTGACCCTTGGGGCGCTGGCCGAACTTGAGGCGACGCTGGGCGAGGACAGCCTGGTGGCGCTGGTCGAACGGTTCGAGGCGGGGCGGATTTCGTCGCGCGATGTCCTGGCGCTGATCGTGGCGGGTTTGCGCGGCGGGGGCTGGAGGGGCACGACGGCCGATCTTGTCAGCGCGGAGATCGCGGGCGGGCCGGTCGCGGCGGCCACGGTGGCGGCCGAGTTGCTGGCGCGCGCCTTTGCGCCGCCGCCATGACCGAGCGCGGATTTGACTGGGCGGCGATGATGCGGATCGGCCTGCATCAACTGCGGCTGACGCCCGGAGAGTTCTGGGCGCTGACGCCGCTGGAATTTCTGGTGCTGCTGGGACTGGAGGGCGGGCCGCCGCCTATGGCGCGGGCCCGGCTCGAGGAACTGAGCCGGGCCTATCCGGACAAGACTGTGAAACGGACGCAAGGAGAGGTTGGATGAGATCGGAAATCGAGGGGCTGGACGCGTTTTCCGACGATGTCGAGCAGCTGGAACAGGCCTTGGGCGACGTGTCGGGAATGACGGGGGCCTTTACCACGCAATTGCAGGCGATGCGTGGCGCGCTGGGCCAGACCAACAGCGATCTGGCGGGGCTGCAACGCGGCTTTTCCAGCGGATTGCGTCGCGCCTTCGACGGGCTGATCCTCGACGGGCGGAGCCTGAGCGACACGCTGACCTCGCTGAGCCGGTCGATGATCGACACGGCCTATTCGGCCGCGCTGCGCCCGATCACCAACCAGATCGGCGGGATCATGAGCCAGGGTTTCGACGCGCTGGTGGCGGGCATGTCGCCCTTTGCGAAGGGTGCCCCCTTTTCGCAGGGCCGGGTGATGCCCTTTGCCAAGGGGGGCGTTTTGTCGGGGCCCGTGACCTTTCCGATGCGGGGGGGCACCGGGCTGATGGGCGAGGCGGGACCCGAGGCGATCATGCCGCTGACGCGTGGGGCGGATGGCCGTCTGGGCGTGCAGGCGCAGGGCGGCGGGACAGTGCATGTGACCATGAATGTGACGACCCCCGATGTGGCGGGGTTCCAGCGCAGCCAATCCCAGATCGCGGCGCAGATGGCGCGCGCGCTGGGTCGCGGCCAGCGCAACAGGTAGGAGGGCGGCCGAATGGCATTCCACGAGATCAGGTTTCCCGCGTCGCTGAGCTTTGGCTCGATGGGCGGGCCGGAGCGTCGGACGGAAATCGTGACGCTGGCCAATGGCCATGAGGAACGCAACAGCCCATGGGCGCATTCGCGCCGCCGCTATGATGCGGGGATGGGGCTGCGCAGCCTGGACGATGTGGGCCTGCTGATCGCCTTTTTCGAGGCGCGGCAGGGCCAGTTGAACGGGTTTCGATGGAAGGACTGGGCCGATTACAAGTCGGGCGCCTCGTCGGACGCGGTGTCGGCGACAGACCAGCTTGTGGGTGTCGGTGACGAGGTGCGGGACAGCTTTCCATTGATCAAGCATTATGTCTCGGGCGATCAGTCCTATGCGCGGCCGATCTCGAAACCTGTGGAAGGCTCGGTCCGGGTCGCGGTTGGCGGTGACGCCAAACAGGACGGGATCGACTATGTGGTCGATGTCGAGACCGGGGTCGTGATCTTTGCGCATCCGCCCGATGTGGGGGCCGAAATCCGCGCTGGCTTCGAATTCGACGTGCCGGTGCGGTTCGATACCGACCGTATCCAGACCTCTGTCGCATCGTTCAGGGCGGGCGACGTGCCGAGCGTGCCGGTGGTGGAGATCCGGGTATGACCGGGCTGGAGGCTCATCTGGCAACGGGCGCCACCAACCTGTGCCGGTGTTGGGCGGTGATCCGTCGTGATGGTGTGACGTTTGGCTTTACCGATCACGACCGGAGCCTTGACTTCGACGGGATCACGTTCGTCGCCGATAGCGGGATGACGGCCCGCAATTTCGTGCAAGCGACAGGGTTGTCGGTCGACAACAGCGAGGCGCTGGGCGTGCTGTCGGACAGCGCGATCACCGACGAGGCGATCGAGCAGGGACGGTTCGACGGGGCCGAGGTGATCTTCTGGCTGGTCAACTGGCGCGACCCGGACCAGCGGATCGAGAGGTTCCGCGGCACCCTGGGCGAAATCCGGCGCGGCGGCGGCGCGTTCGAGGCCGAGCTGCGCGGATTGGCCGAGCCTCTGAACCGGCCCGGCGGGCGGGTCTATCAGCGGATGTGCAGCGCGATCCTCGGGGATCGGGCCTGCGGCTTCGACCTCTCCTCGGAGGGGTTCACGATCGAGGTGACTGTCGAGGCCGTGCAGCGGTCGCAAACCTTCGTCATCCCCGCGCAGCCGATCCTCGAGGAGCGGTGGTTCGAGAGGGGTCGCCTGATCGTGCAGAGCGGGGCGGGTGCCGGTCTGGTGGGGCTGGTGAAGAGCGATGTCACGTTGCCGGATGGCAGGCGGCAGATCGCGATCTGGGATCCGATCCCGGCAGAGGTGGCCCCGGGAGACGCGATCCGGATCGAGCCCGGCTGTGACAAACGCGCGCGAACCTGCCGGAACAAGTTCAACAATTTCTTGAACTTCCAGGGCTTTCCTCATGTTCCGGGGGAAGACTGGCTGATCCGCATTCCGGTGCCTGCGTCGGATGCCGGCGGCAGCGGGTCGGCATGAGCCGGGTCGTTCAGGCAGCGCGGGGCTGGATCGGGACACCCTATCTGCACGGCGCTTCGGTCCGGGGGGCGGGCTGCGATTGCCTGGGCCTGTTGCGGGGCATCTGGCGAGAGTTGGCAGGGTCGGAACCCGAACCCGTCCCTGTCTATGGCGGCGACTGGGCCGAAAGCGGCGGGGTCGAACGGCTTCTTGATGCGGCCGGGCGGCATCTGAGGCGGGTCGCGGAGGAGGACGCGGGACAGCTTGTGCTGTTTCGCCTGCGGCGCGGGGGGCTGGCCCGACATGTCGGCATCCAGTCGCGCACCGGCACCGGGGCCGCGTTCATCCACGCCTATTCGGGTCACGGGGTGGTGGAAAGCGCGTTGACGGCGCCGTGGCGGCGCAGGATCGCCGCGCGATTTGACCTTGAAGAAAGGATCGGCTGATCATGGCGACGATAGTTCTTTCCGCCGCGGGCATGGCGCTTGGCGGCAGTATCGGGGGATCCTTGCTGGGCCTGTCGGGGGCGACGATCGGGCGCGCGACCGGCGCCGTGATCGGCCGGGTGCTCGACCAGAAGCTTCTGGGGGCGGGCAGCGACGCGGTCGAGATGGGACGCGTCGACCGGTTCCGCCTGACGGGGGCCAGCGAGGGCAGCCCGATCAGTCAGCTTTACGGGCGGATGCGCCTGTCGGGGCAGGTGATCTGGGCGTCGGACTTTGTCGAGGCCGCGTCGGGCAGCGGCGGCAAGGGTGCGGCATCGGGCGCAGGCTACAGCTACAGCGTGTCGGTGGCGATCGCGCTGTGCCGGGGCCGGATCACGAGTGTGGGCCGGATCTGGGCCGATGGTCAGGAAATCGTGACCGACGGGCTGACGATGCAGGTCTATGACGGGTCCGACCTGCAGATGCCGGACCCCAGGATGGAGGCCGTCGAAGGGGCGGGCAATGTGCCGGGCTATCGCGGGATCGCCTATGTCGTTCTCGAGGATCTGGACCTTGGCCCGTTCGGCAACCGGATGCCGCAACTGTCGTTCGAGGTCTTCCGGCCGGCGGCGCGGACAGAGCCCGAGGCGGCCGAGGATATCGCCCAGCTTGTCAACGGGGTGTGCCTGATCCCCGGCACCGGCGAATATGCCATGGCCGAACGCCCCGTCTACCTGAGCGAGACCTATGGCCAGCAGGTGCCCGTGAACCTGAACACGCCCGGCGGGGCCACGGATCTGGTGGCCTCGCTGACCGCGCTGACCGGGGAACTGCCGGCCTGCCGATCGGTGGTGACGGTGGTGTCATGGTTCGGGGACGATTTGCGAGCCGGATCCTGCACGATCCGCCCGAAGGTGGAGCAGAATGCAGTGGATTCGGCAGGCATGCCCTGGCGCGTGAGCGGGCTTGACCGGGCCACGGCCCAGAGCGTGCCGCAGATCGAGGGGCGCCCGATCTATGGCGGCACGACGGCCGATGCCGCGGTGATCGAGGGCATTCGCGCGATCCGGGACCGGGGGCTGGATGTGGTCTATTACCCCTTCATCCTGATGGATCAGCTGGAAGGCAACGGTTTGCCCGACCCATGGACCGGCCAGGTGGGGCAACCGCCGCTGCCGTGGCGCGGGCGCATCACGACATCCCTTGCGCCGGGTGTCCCGGGCAGCACGGATGGCACCGCCGCGGCGGAGGCGGAGGTCGCGGCCTTTTTCGGGACGGCCTCGGCCGGGGATTTCACGGTCGAGGGGGACCGGGTCGATTATGTCGGGCCAGAGGAATGGTCCAAGCGGCGCTTCATCCTGCATCAGGCGCATCTGTGCGCGGCGGCCGGCGGGGTCGAGGCCTTCTGCATCGGATCGGAGATGCGGGGGTTGACGCAGATCCGTGGCGCGAATGACAGCTTTCCGGCGGTGGCGCAGATGATCGCGCTGGCAGCCGAGTGCCGAACGATCCTCGGCCCCGATTGCCGGATCGGATATGCGGCCGACTGGTCGGAATATCACGGCTATCAACCGGCCGGCACGGCGGACAAGTTCTTTCACCTCGATCCGCTGTGGTCCGATGCGAATATCGACTTCATCGGGATCGACAATTACATGCCGCTGTCGGATTGGCGCGACGGGGAGTATCACCTCGATGCCGGGGCGGGGTCGATCCACGATCTGGACTACCTGACCGCGAATGTGGCGGGCGGGGAAGGCTATGACTGGTTCTATCACAGCCCCGAGGCGCGGGATGCCCAGATCCGCACGCCGATTGCCGATGGGGATGGCGAGGACTGGGTCTGGCGTTACAAGGATCTGAAGGGCTGGTGGTCGAACCCGCATCATGAGCGGATTGGTGGGCAGCGCGCCGCAGAGCCGACTGTATGGGTGCCGCAATCCAAGCCGATCTGGTTTACCGAACTGGGATGTGCGGCCATCGACAAGGGCACGAACCAGCCCAACAAGTTTCTTGATCCGAAGTCGTCGGAAAGCGCGTTGCCCTATTATTCCAACGGGTTGCGGGATGATTACATCCAGATGCAATATCTGCGCGCGATGCACAGGCATTTCGCGGACGCGGAGGCGAACCCGATATCGGAGGAGTATGGCGGGCGCATGGTGGACATGTCGCGCGCCCATGTCTGGGCCTGGGATGCGCGACCCTTTCCGGCCTTTCCCCGGAATTCGGATCTGTGGTCGGATGGCGAGAATTACGACCGGGGGCATTGGCTGAACGGCCGGTCGAGTTCGCGTTCGCTGGCGTCCGTGGTCGCGGAGATCTGTGCGCGCGCCGGGGTGACCCGGATCGACGTGAGCGCGTTGCATGGCGTGGTGCGGGGTTACCGGATCGACGACACCGATACGGGCCGTTCGGCGCTTCAGGTTCTGATGCTGGCCTACAGGTTCGACGCGATGGAGCGGGACGGCGTTCTCGTCTTCCGCAACCGCGACGGGCTGGAGGATTGGCGGATCGACCCCGGTTCGATGGTCTTTGACGGGGACGGGCGGCCGACGCTGGAGGTCAGCCGGGCGCCATCGGCGGAAACCGTGGGCACGGTGCGCCTGTCCTTCGTCGAGGCCGAGGGCGATTACGACATGCGCGCCTCGGAGGCTGTTTTTCCCGATGACGCGATCTCGACCACGACACAGACCGAGCTTCCGCTTGCCCTGACCAGCGGGGAGGGACGGCAGATCGCCGAACGCTGGCTGGCCGAAGCCCGGGTCGCGCGGGACACGGCGGTCTTTGCGCTGCCGCCTTCGGCGGTCGGGGTGGGGGCGGGCGATGTGCTGCGTCTGGCCGACGACCCGGATGGCCCGCTCTGGCGGGTCGACAGGGTGGAGACCGGCACCGCCCAGACCGTGGAGGCGGTTCGGGTGGAGCCCGAAAGCTACCGCCCGCATGATGCAGCCCACGAAGAGACGAGCCTGCGGCCCTTTACGCCGCCGGTTCCGGTCGAGGCGGTGTTCATGGACCTGCCGCTTGTGACCGGCAACGAGGTCCCCCATGCGCCGCATGTGGCGATGACCTCCGATCCCTGGCCCGGGGGGGTGTCGCTTTACTCCGCCCCGCAGGAGAGCGGCTATGTGCTGAACCGGTCGATCGCGGTGCCGTCGGTGGTGGGCACGACGCTGTCCGCCCTTGGCCCCGCACCTGGCGGGCGCTGGGACAGGGGCCCTGCGCTGCGTGTCCGGCTGGTGTCCGGCAGCCTCAGGACGGTGAGCCCGATGGAGGTTCTGGCCGGCATCAACATGGCTGCCATCGGGGCAGGTGACGGCGAGACGTGGGAGCTGTTCCA